ATTTGGTCAAGATTTAAAACCAATGAGTGATAGTGCAGCATTGTCCAGATCATTTAGTATTGCTAGAGGTGTTGTTAGTGTTCGTTATGTAGCAAGTGAATATTTATTAAGAATGTTTTCTTCAAAAGGTAACGAGACAATTATGAAGATATTAGCAACTCCGGGTTTTGCAGAATTAGCAATGGAAGCAGTAGACACCAATAAAATTAAACCATTTACTGCTAGAAAAAATGTGGTGCAAACTATAATTCCTGCATTAGTAGGATCAGCTAAAGAATACACAAATAGGCAAGAATACGAAAATTTTAAAAGCTCACTATATAGTTTGTATCAAGACTCACAAATGAATAACACCGACTTTTTACAAAATGTAATGGGTTTGATTGTTACGGCTCAGAATAGAGAATCAACAGAAAAACTATTACAAAGTTATTCAATGGATGTTCAAGCCGTAGCACAAGGTATATCTCCTAGTATGGCTGAAAAAGTATCTCTAGGAGAACAAATGCGTAGTCTTGGGCTACAGCAATGAGTGATGACAGGCAGACAGAACTTCTCTTAGCAATAGGAAGATTAGAGGGTAAGGTTGATGGTCTTGTATCATCTCATCAAAACCTTGAAGTAGATATTCGACAACTTAGTAAGCGTGTTAATACACTTGAAAAAGAAAAATCGAGAATGTATGGGGCTGGTGTTGTTCTAGCTCTTGTTGGTAGTGGTGTGATGTGGTTGATTAGTATGTTAAAAAGTCCATAAAGAAAGGGAAATTGCAATGGATGTAGGCATTGTGATAGAACTTTTTGAGAAGGTAGGTATTCCTGTTTTAACCGCAGCAGCAGCCGGATATGGGCTATGGTGGTTGATACGATGGATCACAAATACTTTTCGTCAAGATGTTCTAACAGCACTTAAAAATTTACATCAAGAATTAGATGAAGAGATTAGAGACACCAGAGAGTTATCAGATAAGAAGTTAGCTGAATTAACTGTCATGGTTGTTAGATTAATTGATCGTGTTCGTATTCTTGAAAAAAACTTTATTGAACACGATGAAACAATGAGAGCAGTCTACTCTCTTGGTGGTAAAGCCAAACGTAAATTAACTAGACATGAAACAATAGAAGAACTTAAAGAACAGATTAAAGATGCTGGTGGAGATTAATGGAAATTCTTCTAACACTATTAGGTATAGTACCTGTAGCAGAAACGATAACAGAAGCCGGATCTTCCGGAGGAGGTAGTATTATGGGTGGAATACCTATGGAATTGATTACAATGCTTGGATCATCATTACTTGGTGGTGTTATGTCAATATGGGGTCAAAGCATTAAAGCAAAAGAAGCAAACAATAAATTAATGATGGCTGCAATGACCAAAGAAGCAGAGGTTATTGACAAAGCTAGACGTTACGAAAATCCGCACTTTCAATGGACACGAAGGCTAATAGCTTTAGGAGCCATTGGTGCAATAATTGTATGGCCTAAAGTTGTGGCTGTATTTTATCCTGACATAGCTGTAACTGTTGGTTGGACACAATTCAATCCCGGTTTCTTTATCTTTGAAGGTAAAGAGATGGTTAAATGGGAACAGATGACAGGATTAGTAATAACACCACTTGATACACATTTAGTATCAGCTATCGTGGGGTTATATTTTGGTGGTTCATTAGTAAAGAAATAGGAGTATATAGTTGTGTATAGTGATAAGTATCAAATACGTTTACCATTTGAGGTTTTAGCAGATATAAGGGAAATGGAAGAAAAACCAAAGGTAGTTAAAAAAGCTAAAGCGGTAAAAAAAATACCTACACCAAAGGTAAAAAAAAGAATTAAAGAAATATTATTAGAAGCAGATATGATTGCAAACCCTATTAATTAAGTTTTTTCTTCTTAATAGTCTGGTGTAATGTAGGAATATCAGGTATTTTTCCTGATACTCTTTCACTAGGATAGCTAACATCTGTTATTGTACCACAATACTCTTCGGTTTCTTTTAGTACAAAATCAATTAAATTTGCAACATGAGTAATTAATCCTGCTATGTCTTGAGTATAATCAAAGTCTGGCATATATTCATCCATGTGAGTAACAAAATCTTTAGGATCAATTTTTGAAACTTCTACAGCAGGATTTAACGCATTTTTAGCATCAAGCATTAAAGAAAAAGTGAGAACAGGAGTGTATCTGTTCTCTTTTTTTTTGTCCTCATCAAACATCAACAACCTCACATACATCACCAACACAGCTAAACTCTTGTGTGCCTTTTGTACCATCCTCTTTCTCATATTCACTTAATTTAGAAAAGTCTATGGTTGTTGGCATAGAGGAAACTAACTTATCATATTCCTCTTTGTTTATCTCTTCATAAGGTGCTTGAGCATAAACAGCATCTGTGTGTGGGAAAAATGACACACCAGACATATAATCAAAATTCTTATATACCCATGAGGCAACCTCTAACCATTCGTGTTCTCTAACAGTAATTGTTATACTAGGTTTGTGTTCACACCAATGCAATTGATATGTCAACCACAAATCTAAATGTTTTATAGGATTGAGATCGTCATTAACTACAGATCCATAAGGTGCTTGTATAGGAAAAGAAAACACCGCAGTATTCTTACTTTCTATATCTCCAACTGCATCTTCACAAGGTATGCCACTATCCATTAAGAATTGTGTTAGTGGATCTTTTTTGTCTCCTCTTACTCTACGAATATAGTAATGGCTATGTCTAGCGTGAATACCACTTGAGGCATCTACTAGCTGACTAACTGTACCCGATGGTTTGACACAAGTAATTGCTGTACTCTGAGGAATACCTAATGCTTCAGCCCATACTGTATTTGTTTCAACAGCAAGGTGTTTAAGTTCTTCTAAAACCTCTGCTAAGTTGCCTTTTGCACCATTGGTTATTTTGTTATCCATTATTCCTGTAAGACTAACACCAAGCAATCTTTCTTCTTCTGTAGTTTTTTGCCATATTTTACGCAAGTATTTAAAGTCTGTAAGGGTAGATTGATATGTTCCTAGTATTGTTGCTAGTCTAACTTTTTCTTTCAACGTATCTAGTGTATCTGTTTTCTTAACAACAACCTCTGTTAAATTACAAAACTGATTAGGTCTAAGAATAATCTCACAACACGGATTTGTACCAAAAGCAAAGTTAGGATCTCTTCTACCATTTGCTTCTACTTGTTTTTTTACTGCAAAACGACTAAACATACCTCTTTCACCAGATCGACTTTCATAAAGAGATGTCCACTCTTTCATAAATATACCCATCTCTGGTCTATCTTTATAAACAGCAGAATTGTTAGCATAAGATCTATAACTATGATGGTTCCACCAGTCTCCTGATTTAGCACCTCGCAATAAATCATCACTAAGATTACTAAGAGAAATGAGTGCAGATCTGCGAACACCACCTACTACTACTACTTGTGCCGTTTTACACACTAAATCATGGCACTCTATACTACTCAATCGCCTACCTGCACTCTTTCTGAACAGATTAACCGCAAATCTGAACAGATCCTCTAATGGGTCAGGACCACTTGCCCTTCCACCAAAAGTTTTAAGTCTAGCTCCGGCAGGTCGTACTTGGCTCATATCCCATGTAGGAACTTGACCGGAATACAATAAAGATATTAATTCTTTAAATGCCCTAGCCCAACCAGACTTACTATCTTTTACAACAATAACTGTACTGCTATCTTCAAAGTGTTCTTCTACTACTGGTAATTGTATTATGCTTTCTCTTTCTACAGAAAACCCTACACCAGTACCATTCATTAAAACATAAAGTATTTCGTCAAATGCTCTGGGGCTATCTATAGGAACATAACTACAATTATAAGAAGCCACGTTACACTTTTCTACTGCCTTACCAGATGTCATTAACAAACGCATAGAAGGCATAATATCAAGATTAAGAACAGCCTTTTGTAATTGTTCTACTGTGCTATCGTCAAAAACATTTTTGTTTTGTTCTCTAGATTTCATGTAGTCAAAATAACGACCTACAGTTTCTTCCCATGTTTCTCTACGATTTTCATCATCTAACCACCTTGAGTAGCGTGATGTGTGTATGTATTCTTGATAGGCTGATGGTAACTTTTGCATTATACTCCCCTTAAATCTGCTTGTTTATAGCGGTTTGATTTCATTATTTTTCCGTCTTTTCGATAGACAGGTTTTCCATTTTCGTCAAGTTTTGACATATTTGATTCGTGTATTCTATTAAATATTACTTGCATATCCCAACCAAAGTCTACAAATAACCCTGCTAAAACATACAATAGATCTGCGGATTCTTTTTTTATTTCTTGTTCATTTTTTTCATTCATAGCTTTTGTTAATTCATAAAACTCTTCTTCAATTAACGCTTGTCTTAATCCAAAAGTATTAGCTACATCACTAGATATTTCTATATCAGAAAACTTTAAATCTGTGGGTCTTCCAAATGCTTTTTGAAACTCTGTCACAGCATCTTGCATTGTTCTGTATTTTGGCATCATGGTAAATGTTTCTCTAAAGTTATATACGCATCGTGTTTTGTTCTTACTTCTTTAAGTTTTTTTATATACCACTCTGCTTTTGCCAAATCTTCTAGCGGATTATCTTTGTGTTCATATCTACTGATGTATTTTATAATACAGCCTTTTAGATAGCCCATAAACTCTTCTAATGGTAATAAATTTTGCATAATGTCTATAGTTTCCATACCACCTTTTTTATAATGAGATGGATGATTTACATTATCTTTAGCAATCTTCTTTTGATTTTCTTCCCATGCTTTTAATTGTTTTTGCCCTATAGGGCTTTTCCAAGTAGCATCAATCTTCTTTGGCATCTTCTTCAATCTCCTTTACTAGCCATGTTTCATCAATAACTCTATTACTATACTTAAAATCGTTTCGTACACACCATTGAGCATACGTTGTTTTTCCAGATTTTGTAAGTTTGTTATTTGCATTTGAAAATACAAAACGGACATCAATGTTAGGGTGTTGTTTCCTAAATGTCAAGTGTTTTGTTCGATCTTCTGATGTAAAAAAACCTTTTGTTTCTATGTATATTTGATGTTCTGGTAAATAAAAGTCTGGTGTATATGTTGTAGGATTTGGATAATACTCGTAGCTATCTGGTTCATAATCAAATTCTACTTTTTTTCTAATTAAATCTGATGCAAAATCTACTTCAAAATTACTTCTGTATTTTGTTCCGGCTACACGCCTACTCATTCTAGTCCGTCTTGACATATTGTGGCTCATACTTTTCTACTAAATAACTAATCGTATTCTTAATAAACTTTAATGTTCTAGGTGCGTTATCTGCCATTATGCTGTTTTCCTCTTCTTGTAAAAATTGACTTTCTAAAAACACAATAGCTCTGCGATCTAAGTATTCTACTACTCTATCTACATCTCTACCAAATTTAGTTGTATTCTCTCGATAATTACTATCTGTCCATTGAGCCTCTACACTAGAAGAGGGAGCCTTACTGATTGTTAATGGTAAACAGTTTTGAGCTTCTCTCATGTACACCTTTCCGCCTTCTTTTTTTTCATTCTCAGTATAAATAAAAAAACATCGAGGATTACCTATAACATCTTCTTTTTTTATACCATGATATAATATTAAAGGCATTACATTTGTTCCTTATTTAATTGTGAGTACCACACCATAGGGGGATTTTTTGCTTCTGATGCAACCTTGTGATGTAGTTTTGAGTTAGACCAACAATGACTTTTAAAATTACAAAAACTACAAGTAGTGTTTAACACTCTATTTCCTGTTGACTTTCCTCTAAATCTTTCTGGAACATCTTCTAGCTTCTGTAGTGGAATACTTTTATCTTTTAACGCATTTATGTTATATGAAGCTACAGCCAATGCAGATGCACGTTCATCATCTTGTATATTTGGTGCAGGACATATTTGTATTTCTCCAGATGATTTGTTAATTACTATCCAACCACCAAAAGGTTTATTATCTGCCTCTGCGTATAAATATCCTTGCACTACATAACCAAAAGGATCGTTGTCTTTTACACGAGTGTAGCTTGAAAATTTACTGGTGTAAGCGTAGGGGCTTGCAGTTTTAATATCCCAAACCTTACCATCAATAATTATATCAAGCGTACCTTTTAATTGTACGCCTTCAATCTCTAAAGTTACAGGTTTTTGATAATCTTCTACATTAACTCCTGCTTCTTTCATTTCTAT